GGATGGGGGCAGCAGCCATCAAACCCTCTTGCCGGCGTTGGATGATCTCAGTAGCCGTCATACGGTCGCTATCAGGCAGCTTGAGCTTGTCAAGGAAGAATGCCTTCTCAATACGCGCCTCTTGACGTTCCAGCAACTGGTTGCCGATCACAGGGTTGGCTCCTGTAACAAGAGGTTTGATCTGGTCACGAGAACCTTGCCGGGTGTAGATGATTGACCCTGGGCTTGTTCTGATAGGACCTTCTACACCGTTGGCCGGCACTGTGATTGGTGGCCTGATGCCAAGCTCTGTAGCCTCCAAGACGGAGCGAGAGAGGGCATTGGCAACCTTGATGCCCGGAAGAATCGACATGGCTGGAGAGCGGCCGTACGTCTCTTCTGGGGCCTTGGAGTACCGGGGTACCAAGAATGGCATCCTGCGGTATCCACCCCTGCTGACTAGATGCTTGTTCTTGAGGTCGATATACATCGAGGCATACTTCATGTTGGTGTAGTCCAACTTGAATATGTCTCTGGTGTGCCGGCGATAAATCGCATGTACGAATTCAAGATCGCTGTCTTCGTCAATAGAGCTAGTCGTTGCTGACTCGCCAACCTCTTTGATTTCATCAAGAGTGTCAGGGTGCAGATTGTCGCCAAAAGTCTTGTAGGCTTCACGTAGGTTCAATCGGAAATATCGATAGCACTCAGTGATGTCGCCGTTTTCGTCTTCAACGATGTAAAAGTCAGACAGCCTTCTGGATTGGAATACAGGTCCTAGCGGTGTGTTGCGAACGAACATGACCCCGGTACCAAAAGTCACAAGGTCGAGGTATAGCTCGTGTGAGGCTACAGCAAACTTGCTTCTCTGACTGTCAAACACATCCATCATCATGCGACTTACCTCGTTGAGGTATCGCATAACCGACTCTTTCTTAGCGTCTTCTGGCTTGACTGGCTGCAAATTAAACCATTTGGTGCTCGTATTGGTAAGCAGGCCAGACAGGGCTGCGGCGAAACTTTCAGCAGCTTGAGGTGCTACATCACTGAAGATTTTGGTCCTACGTTTGCTACCTTCAGTAAATCTCGTCTCAAACTGACGAGTAGGTAGCACATAGTCTGCAATCTCTTGCCAATGGTGGTGCCAGTTAGCTCGAACAGCTTTAGCCTGCTCAAACTTATGAATAATATCAGTAGGTTCCAAGGCCCTGTCCTTCAAACCCTTGCGTCAACAAGGTGTTTTGCATTCCGCCCATTTGGTTTTCACGTCGAGCTTGCAACCGGCCCTCTTGCGATTGTTGCCGCAGTTGTTCTGGCGACAAGCCTTCTGGAGCTGTTGCAGTTGCAGGATCAGGGATATCAACCAGTCCAAGCACATCGTCAACAACCCATTCAAAAGCGTCACTAAGCCAACCCATTACTCGTTCTCCAGAATGTCAAACGGGTCATACTCTGAGTTATCCGCAAACTCTTGGAAATACCCGTCAGCATCAGATTCAGACTGAGCGTATCGTAGCATCATAACGGCATATCTGGTAGCGGATTCGATGTCATCACGCTCAGCCACGATTTTTCCGTCTTTTCTGTGCAGCATCCGTTTTTCTTCAAACCACTGATCAAGGTGGCTGAAGACCTTAAATCTGCCAGTTTTCATACGCTCCAAAATGTCCATGGTGATCGGCTCTCGGGCCTGGCCGCCACCTTTGTCATCGTCATATCTAGCGGACACAGGTAGCATGTTTGTGCCGTAATCTTCGTACTGGTCTTTCAACGCTTGACCGCCGCCTTTGTCCCGGATCATGCCGTCGTGAGGCCAAGCAACGGGAATCCATTGCCCTCTTCTTTGGATTGCCACAGAGTGGTAGGCAGCAGTTTCGCCAGATTTCCGATAGCAGTCAGTGACGTAAATCACATCAGCATCAGGATCGTATGCGAGCCATGCAGCCCCTGCTGGGTGGTCGATGCCGAAGTCGATTCCGCAGATGCGTCGGAAATACGCCGGTATCTCGAAGGGTTGGCATTTGATCTCTTCGTCTGGAACGTTGTATACCCCACCAGAACCCATGAGCGGCACGCCAGCTGCCCGTGTAGCCCTTTCGTGCTCTGGATATGACATCAGGAGTCGGTTTCGCTCCTGCTCGTTTAGGTGTGGTGAATTGTCCCATGTAGCCGTGGCGTAAGAAATGCCGTCGCCGCCGTCCAAAAAGTGCCGCACGATGTCAGACATGCCGAACAGAGGTGTCCGGGTAAACATCACAATGCCCTTTTTGTCAAGCACACGAGTTTGGCATTCGGTGAAGATGGCATGGTCAGTCGGCTCTTCGTCAAGCCATACCCCGTGCCGGCTCACACCCTGAAACTTAACATTGCCCTGTTCGTAGGACTTGAATGCTAGCTCACTAATACCGCCAGTGACATGTTCGACCTTGACTGTGTCAATGACGTTTTGCACGCCGCACTGCCTAAAGTCAACGTTTTTAATAGTTCGTGCAGGAATCCACCCGGTGCCATCCGGTTCCTTGGTACCAGGTTTCATATTGCCAAGCAGGGCAAACTGGCACACATCCCGAGTCAGTTCGTTTGTAGGGCCGGCAACGATCCATGATGTTGGCTCGTCAAATCGTTTGCCTTGCCACCAATCTGGGTAAAGGCCAGTGAGATGCAGTGCAACCTCAGCCGCAGCAGTCCTGGTCTTACCAGTTCGGTTGCCGGCAATAATTGCACGCTCGGGGTTGATCGATCCTTCATTGTGCCACTCAGCTTGCCAGTCGTATGGCCCACCTTCAGACCCATCGGAAGCAAGCCCCCCGTACTCCGTTTGGATGCGATTTTCAGAGTGAGCTTTGGTCAGCTCTTCAAGTAGCTTGAGTGCTTCAGCTTCAATGTTCAAGAGATAATCTCTTCTCTAGTAATGACTATGCGACCGTAAACACACAAAGTCGAACCTCCAGAGGCAGAAGTTCCAGAAAATCCGTAAGTAATAAACGGGTGCATGGCGTGAGTTGCACCATCGGCATAAGTGCCTATTTGGAAAGATTGCACTCCTTTGTGAGTGAAGTTAGCCTGCAACGGGTTTCCGCTATCACTTATAGCCTGTTCAATTGAGTAAGCAGATCCAGTCGTTTTTTCTCCATGAAGATCACTGCGTGCGTTAGACGGAAAGTTGATAACAGTAGCTGCATCAGCAGGATCTGTCCTGCCAAGCAATTGGTTGTTCACAGTGCCTGTTGCAACACCAGCTACTAACGCTCCGTTCAGTGCGCCGTTCAAATCAATACTAGTGATGAACAAAGAGTCGATTTCATACCTGAAGTGATACGTTCCAGATTTAACGGTAAAGTTGTTGCCAGAAACATCAGTAGCTGTGCACCACGATGGCAAAGTGCTGGGAAACTCCACCAAAGGAATTGCTGTAGCAAACGTTCGGTTCACGACATTTCCGCTTGACCCACTGTCCCCGCCATAATCCACTGTTTTAAGAGTGCCATTAATTCCAGTCGAACCAATATGAATCGTCATGCTTTCAGCACTAGACCCTTTGAGTTGGCCAAGATTTACAGCGTCTTTGTTATTTACAGCGTCTTCAACATTTTTAAGACGAGTGTCGCCACCAGTTGAGCCTCCAAAATCAACCGCTGCATCCTGGATGTCAATGACCTTTTTAGCGTTGACAAATAAGCCCATGGAGTCTGAAGCTTGTGTTGCAGCTCTAGTAGACCGAATGCCTGTGGTCATGCCCGTTTCATTACGAATGGCAAACTTGATGTCATGATCATCATTTGCGTTTCGAGCGCGTCCCATGATGCACAGGCCGGTGTGATCCGCAGTGTCAGATTGAGCAAGGATGACCGTGTTAGACGGCCCAGTAGTAGCGTCTGTAACACCGCTGGATTCTTGTACGTGCAGGCTACCTTGAGCGTTGGTGCAATCAACATTGATCCCCACGCCGCCTGATTGAGCTTTGATGTGCCCGTTGTTTTGGATTTGAAGATCATCAGTGACTGTGACATCGCCTGTAAACGTAGCGTTGCCAGTAACATCTAGAGTTCCAACAATAGCGGTGTTGCCACTAGAAGCAGTCACGGTGAATTTGTTAACACCTACAACCAGATTGCCATCAAGTTGCGAGGCTCCTGCAACGTCTAGATCAACACCGACGTTCACGTCTCGGAATGTGACATCATCAGTTGTAGCAAGGCCAAGCGTTGATCGGATGGTGCCAGATGACGCTACACGGTAAACACCTCCTGAGACATCAACCATTTTGCCGTCATCAGCACCTGAGACAACAGGGACACTGCCGCCACTTGCAGAACCAGTAGGCCCGGTGATGTTGACGTTGCCTGCCCCATCAGTGGTAACTGTAATGTTAGTGCCAGTGACTGACTGAATTGGTGCAGCTGCAGACGCACGGGCGTTGGTGTGGTAGAGATTCGTGTTCTCTGCAATGTGACTAGTGTCAAGGACAACTACGCCTGTTTGCGTGTTTACTGACTGCACGGGTGCGACTTCAAACACCTTTTCGGCCAGCTGCTCGTAGTTAACTGCATCCTTGGGGTTTTCACCATTAGCGACGTTCGTGATCTTGCGTGAGCCAGCGTCGTAGTTTTCACCACGTGTCGTATCGATACCAAGGCTTTGTTGGGCAATGGCCGTCAGCTTGTCGAACTGGTCTTCTTGTGCCTCTGCGTCAAACGTAGAGTTGGCCTGCAAATCAGTTGCTTGAGTCAGTGGGATGACGCGGGTAATGATCAAGTTAGCAGTGCCGGCACTGTAAGAGCCGTTGAGCTGCACCGAGCCTACAGAGCCGCTGTTTGCACCAGATGGGGTGTATTGATCTTGGGCAGTCCCCTCGGTCAACACAGTGCCGTTAAGAATGACGCGAAGCTCTGAGTTGTTGAAGAACTGGTAATCCAACGTGAAGGTGGGATTGGTAGAGCTTTCAGTGTCGAAGGTGTTTTGGAATGTAAGCTGGCTAACTGTCATTGTTTATAATCCCGGCAGGGTGTCTACTCTTGGTGGCTCCATACGTTCTGGACCTTTTTGATCGTCCTCTAGACTTTCACGCACCGCTCCGGCTACATCAGCGAACGGCAACGCTCTGAGTTTACCCGCAGCCAATGCCACTAGCAATGCTAATTCAGCGGCTGCAGCGACTCTCTCTGCAGCGTCAGCGTCATCTCCAGAGATAGTACCAATCAACTCACTTATGCGACCCTGAGCAGCCTCGCCCACTGTTCTGCCGGGCTGGCTTTCCAACGCCCCGGTTTGTTTCAGGATAAATTTGAGCATGTTATAACCAAACACGTCTGCTGTTCCTGTACCCCGGCTCAAAGATTCTTGCATCAAGTTGTCTAACTTGAGGGCATCAGCATCGCCGTAGATGGCTTTCTTGAACTGGGCAATCATGCCGATTCCCATGGCGAGGCTGATAAATTTCATCAGCTCTCGTTTTCGAGTTGGGTTACCATTGGCATCGCCGCCGTAGCCAACACCAGTAGCTGATTCGTCATAATCGACCCGGCCGCGTCGTGCCTGATCACGCATTTCTTCTGCTCTGTTGCCAACAGCCTCTTCGCCAAACATTTCATCAAGCATGGCTTCGTCAGTCATGCCGGATTCTTCAGCTGCAGCCCTAGCTTCTGTAATTGCCAATCGTGCCTGGTCTTCATAGAACCCGAGAATTGCTTTTTCATAATCTTCGAGTTTGCCTTCTCGTCTTCGCATGCCGGCATTACGGACTGAGGTTGCCATGACCCGGTCAGGGGCTGTTCTAAACAAGTTGCCAAGAGCGAAGATTGGATTCTTTCTGGCCAATGAACGTACAAAGTTGGCGTGTACAATGTCACCCATTGGCTGGGTTTTGTTTGCGTAGTTGGTCTTAGCATTCACAGCTTGGTACAACGGCAGCTTGCCAAAGTCTTCAACAAAGTCATATCCACGACCCATGCCTCGACGGGTAGGTCCTCTTGTTATAGTCATCGTTGAAGTGCCAAGCTCAGTGATGTCCGGGTTGATCCTGTTGCGCACCAGTACCATGGGACCGTGTTTGTCAATCGGAACGCCACGATCTAGCAAGTTTTGTTCAGTTTGACGGAACAGGTCGTTGATGGGCCTGCCGTTGACATCATAGAACTGTCGCTCTGCCCCCTTAGCCCGGCTATCCCACCATTCAGTAAATTGACGGAACACTTCATGTTCTGACGCATGATTGATCTTAGATCGAGTTCTGAAGTCATTCATTGCAATACCAGTTAGGTTTGCAAAGTTGTCCAAGACTCTGCCTAGTCTAGTATCTGCCTGACCTGCAACCAGTCGGCCAATATTTTGGTTGCCCAATTCCATGTCAGCAAAGAGCACCAATGCACTTCGGTCAACAACTTGTCTAGCCAAGGCGTTGTGATTTAGCATGCGCCGCCCCGCATTCCCGCTTGGGCCATCAAACAGTGGGCTGTCAAAAGGGAGGCCCAAGAAATATGAAGACACCCCTGACCGCATGCCTTCGATGAAAGACTGACCAGTGTTAAAGAGAGTTGTGTACACAAAACTCATTGGTATATTTTCAGTTGCTGACAATCTGCCACCAAGAGGCAAGTCTCGTGGGTCATACAATGCGTAAGCCGCATCAAGAGACATGGCTTGATATGCAACGACTTGTGGTGCTGCAATTGAGTTCAGGTTGATTCTTTGTGCCACGCCAATGAACTGGTTAATCAGTGTGTTCATAGCACCTTCTGCACCACGTGTCACGTACAACGGAACAGCAGACTCGGCAATAAACATGTTTTTGACAGTTTCGTTTACTCGTTCCCAGAGAAGAGAAGCTGTTGTTGATTTGATGGCGTGGGAAACAGCGGGATCATTTAGGACGCGAGAGTATTCAGCCATCCAAGCACCCAGTCCATACAACGCAGCCTGTTGCTGCACAGTACGAGGGAAATCTCTAAAGAACCCATCAATTGATATTGGGAAACGCATTTCCCCTCTTGCACGTGACCCCGTAATGTCTTTACGTTGTGCCAAACCGCCAATTGCTTCTGCAGCGTCACCTTTACCCATGACTTCATCAGCAACTTTCTTGATGTCAATAGCTTCGTCCTCTGGCCCAGACTTTTTACCTTCGGTGCGCCTACGTCGTGGAACGTGAGAAGCTTTTTCGCCACCGGGTGGCAATACTCCCATCGGAGCATTTTCTACTGCAACGCTGTCTTGGAACTCCAAGAACATCTTTCTAAGCTCACCAGTGTTCAGAATGACGTGCGCTTCGCGAATAAATCTCTCAATGCCACCCGGCCCTACTAGTTCTGGCCTTCCCGGAACGTCTTCTGGGTTTATTTGTTTCTTAAGTCCGTATTTGGCATCAATGTCTTCAAAAATCTTCTTGAGCTCGACTAACGTATCTCGGTCGAAAGTGATCGAGCTGTTTTCAGTGTTGCCGCCGGCTCTGTCGCCACGCAACAACAACTGTCTAAAAGTATCGTCATCAGTGAGCAGTAGGCCAAGTTTGATTACTTGCTCACCGGACAACTTAATACTTTCCCGAGGACCCTCGACCATTACGCCATCTACCTCAGCAAAAGTAGGTCCAGTTAGCGTATATCCAATGTTTTTGTCTTCTAGTTGAGAGATGACATCAAGCGTCAAACCCAAGCCTTTCTGCAAAGCTTGGGTAGATTCAGATAGCCCAATCATCATGATGGCTGTTCGCTCACGTGCCTTCTCAGTCTCAAGGTAAATTGCATTGTAAAGAGGTGAGTTTCTGGAGCCGGCCAATCTTTCTACAAGCTCTGGCATTGACAGATAAAAGAAGTCGGGCAGAATCCCGGGGTCTTTTGTCATTCTTTGTAAGGTATTAAGACCCTCTTCAATCTCGGCAGCACTCATCTTGCTAGCTTCACTGTAGAAACCCTGCTCTAACCCAGCCATGACATTAGCTCTGATTTCAAGAGCGAATGCTTGGATGCGTTGATCTCTTTGCCGTTCGCGTAGTGCAATTTGCTCGTTAGATATCTTGAGCAGAGTTTCCATTTCATCACGGATTTCGGACAAATACCCAACAGGATCAGCATCAATAACGTCTTGGTAAGTTGGCTGCGGCTCTTTCTTTGTTGGTTTTTTGCCAGACAATCCAAACTCTTCGATTGATTGACGATCCAGCAGTTCAAGTTCTCGACCAAATTGGATGCGTACGCTTTCCGGGAAGTAGGCTCCAGACACTTCTAATTCGTCAATAAACAGCTTGAGTTCATTGAGTTTGTCTACATTGATCGGGCCGAAGTGCAGGCCGGGCACAATGCCAGACTCTGTTTCTTTCGGCCCAAACACTTCGTCAAACAATGCGCTTACTTCTGGAGTCATGCGACCGCGCAGCTGAGTATGCAGGCCAAGAGTTTGTTCAAT